GTTTCCCAGTCACGATCTCCGCAGTAGTAACTGTTAAATAATTAGTAGATGATGCAACTTCAAATTTAACTGGTTTATAGAAAACACCTGCTGCTTCTATAACAGCGCCTCTTATTAATAGCGCTTTAACTTCATCTTTAGTTAGGCCTTCTTTATGCGCTGTGTCGGCATATATTTTACTGTCTGTGTGTGCGTGCAACACTATACCAACTACGTATTTCTCGCATTCGTCACCAAACACTCTTTCTAATTTAGTAAATAATTTTTGCATTCCTTATTCCTCCTTAATTTTATTATCATTTTGAATTTCTTTTTTAGTTTGTACTACTTCTGTGTTCTGATTTAAGTTCTTATTTCTAAGTTCATCAGCTGCTGGGTCTTTAGAAGGTTTCCATCCTATTACTTGTCTGATTTCATTCGAAGAAGCTATTTCATTACGAGTGAATTTATCAGAGATTTCGGCTAAGTCGCTTATAGGGACTAGCTTGAATGGATTTCTAAAGTACACTATTGACTGCCCTTGAGTTCTAGCAGTTTTAGTTAAGAATTTACGTTTCATTTCATCTACTATTGCACATAGTATTGGTTCAACAGTCCTAGAGTAATAATTAAGCATAGTTTTATCATCAGCTGTACCATCTAATATAGATTGTGTAATACCTAACTGGCCTAATAGCGTACTCGTTAAATATTCGACTTGCTTCATTAGATTATTCTCAACTGAACGATTTAACTGCGTAATCTTCTCAGTTCCGTCAGTGTACGCAATTCCATACTTACTACCTGCTAATTGCATCTCAATAAGTTTACGTCTTTCTTCTGCTTGTTGCCTTCTTGCCTCAGATTTTATAACGTAAGGCAATTGTATTATTAAGTCTAATTTGCAAGATGCTGTTTGTTCATCTGTGATATCTAATAATGCTAATTTGTTTTTCAAACGTTGCATTGTTGAGTTTGGTTCATTAATGACTGCGTATAGAGGATTCTCAATTATTGCTACAGTGCTTTTTGGCAATAGAATTTCCTCTTTTTGTCCTGTCCTGTCATTGTATAATCTAACTTTGACATGAGAGGGACGCCATTCAATTACTTGAGCAACTCTCATACTATTAACGTCGTATCCTCCAGACATTGCTGGGTTAATTGTTGTATCAACTGGAACAATCGCTACAACTCCCTCGTCCATCATGGACATAACCACATCTTGAATAAATGATTTAGCGGTTTGGTCTAAGTTACTACTAAGTGTTAAACACTCATTTAATCCAGATTTTATAGTTTCAGTAAAACGTTCATTACCATCAAGTTTAGCGTGACATATATCAACTGATGCAACATCTAAAGCTATACGATTATATACAGAGGTTACGATAGAACGTTCATTTCCACGACTCAATCTTATTCGGTCAGGCTTAGAGTAACTGACTACTTGTCCTGGTTCTGTTCTATATTCTATAGTAGGATCTCTATCCTTGAATGTATTATAAGCATGATATAGTCTATCTATAAATGCCATTTTGATTTTCACCTCCTATCTAAGACCTTGTTTTTTCTCAACTCTTTTTAATTCGTTTTTACTTTTTCTATAGTCTTCGTATATCAAATCATTAACTAAACTACGATTTTTAACGGCTGAGTCATAGTTATATCTAGCCTCCGCTAATTCTATTTCATCGTAAGTGAGCTGTCTCGATTCAATATTTTTCATAGTCTTTTTAGGATTTATAAAGATTATAGGGTCATCAGTGTTATAACCAGTTTGGACATCATTTATATCGCTTATGGCGCCGTAACCTTTTTTACGTAATATGCTATAATATTCGTTTCTTGCTTTACTTTCTTTAGTTGACATCATAGATTGATTAAACAATAAATAACCTTTAGATGCGATCCAATCTTCACCTTTTTTATTATATTTTTTGGTTATTCTTGCAGCATTATAATTTCTTATTTTGTCTATATTATTAAAAAAATCGAGTTCAGCATAAGCTTTACCTATGGATTTAGATACGCCTTCTGGATCATTTTTATACATATCCATAAATATTTCTGCTGCTTTTTTTTGAGAAGGAACTTTTATATCGTTGGTTATCTGTATCGTATTTTTTATAGCTTTATCCCCCATGAATTCCATACCCGATGCATATTTACCAGCATATGCATTTTTATCATACTTGGTATATGCGCCATAAACTGGCTCTCCACGAGATAAATCACGTTTTTCATTTTTTGAAATGTTTTGAATTTTAGTTCCTTTTTTTAATACTCGGTCTTCATCCATATGTTCTTTATAATGCTTTTTCTTAACCCCATATTTCATTCCTTTAACAACACCATCATCATAACGTTTTTTACCTGCAGGAGTTAAATGTCCATCTTTGGTTTCATAACGTCTAACTCCCCATTTCATACCTTTTATACCATGATGATATAATTGATTATTATACTCCCAAATCGTACTCACCTCCTATTCAAATGCCTCTTTATTTAATTTATAAGCTACATAAGCGTCCATCATAGCAGCAACGGCGTCAATCTTTTGGTCGTAACGTTTCTTCAAAAGCTTTCTATTTCCGTTAGTATCCTCAAGAGTGATGCAGTTACCCATAGTGAACGTCATAAGTTCTTCGTCAAATAATAACATTCTTTCCTCGGCTAATTTCTTTAATTCTCCCAACGGTACCGATTCCGTTTTTGCTCCTTGTATTACTTTTTCAATACCGAAAGGTCCGTTTTCGCCTTCCCATCGTTCAACAAAAGCTCTTGCATTATATGGGTCAAACCCAAAGCATCTAATATCGTAATCTCGTTCGATAATATGTTGATCCAAATCATCGTAAACTTCATCCAAATCAAGAACAGTTCCTTCTAATACTACTAGAGAACCTTCTTTCATGAACTCATCGTATTTAAGTCTCATTGCTCCTGGTAGTTTATGCAAAGTTTTAGATGAAATATAGTTACGGGTTTTAACTCCAAATGCTCCATCTCTTAACGGGAATAAGAAAGTGAATGCACAGAAGTCATCTCCTTGCGATAAGTCGGCACCGAGAGCACAAGGCATTTGCCAATAGTCTCTTCGTCTATGTGGTAAAGTCTCTTCATATGTGAAGAAATAGGTGTACCCTTCCATTGGTATTCCAAAACGCTTAGCTAATATATCATTTCTAGCCGCTGGCGCTTTTTCAGCTCTTTCTACATCCAACTGATATGTTTCATAAGTTACAGTTTTTCCAAGATTCGGATTTGCTTTCAGCCATGTTCTAGGGTCTCCGACTTCGTCTATGTCGTCTAATCTATAGTACCAAATAGAGATATGAGGATTTATATACTCGCCTCTTAGTATCTCTGTTAACTCCATTTTGATTGTGTCACCACTACCATTACGGACAGTACCTTCTGAAGATGTTGCAACTATCAAATAGTCATCTAATTTGGATGCCCCTTGTTCGACAGCTCCGATTACATCTTCTCTGATATCTCCAGATAACCATTCATCTATTGTGGCAATCTTACATCTAAGACCTTGAAGTTTATTAATACTCATAGGACGTATTTCAACCAAAGAACCAGTTAAGAAATTTTCTATACCTTTTTTGGTTGATGCTAGTTTCATTCTATTAGCTTTTGAACCTGTTGTGTTTTGGATAGAACCTTCTGTAAGGAATTGAAATAGAGGGCCTTTAGACCTAGTTATGGATGTTCTCATAGGAGATAAAATTTCTTCGGCTTGCTTCATTGTTGGAGCGGATGTTATCTGATGTGTTGTTGATGTGTCTACGTTTAAGAAGTAACTTTGAATGCAGCTACTATACATAGATTTAGCCGCACCTCTGGCGACTATTAAATATTGTTTATTAATAAGTCGTTTCTTTACTGTTTTCTTTACATAGTGTCCGTCATGACCGTCTGGGGATGGTTCGAATACACTTCTCTCTACGAAATAGTACCAACCAAAAATTTGTTCAGCCCAAAGTTTGAATGAATCTAATAAATATAAATCTCCACCATCGGTTAGAGTTAGTTCATTCTCACAATAATCAACAAACCCTTTTATAGCATCGGGGTCATAGTAAATACCTGGATTAGCTATAAGGTCATCTATTCTATTCATCTCCATGGAGATTTCTTTACATACTGGAATCTCACCTCGTAATACGGCATCACGAAACTTACCATAATAAATGGGAGTAGCGGTGTTTGATAATGCCATTTTGAATTTTCCCCTTCCCTATTAAGTTCTATTTCACAACTCGTTTACTAAATTCTTTTATTACATACTCGGCGCCTTTCTTTATATAAACTCCAGCCATAGCAGTAGCGGTTCCCTTTGCGGCATTTACTAGTACATCGGTTACAAACTTTTTACCAGCGCTTTTCTTAGGAGCAGTAAGGTCTAAATACTGTTTTTCCATATTAAGTCTGTTTAGTTTTTGGCGTAACTCAGTATCAGACATTTTTTTAACAGCATCTCGATTAGTATTTGAAGATGATTTTTTGGATGCACGACCTAATTGGGCGGGAGTTCTTCTGACACCCCATTTCATACCTTTAACTCCATGATGATAAAGTTCATTATTGTTCATAATTTCACCTCCTTCCTATATGCTATCATCAGTAGTAGTAGTCGTGCCTGCAGGAACATCAACTTCTGCATTCAATCTCCATTCTAATTCGGCTATTGTTCTATTCATACTCTCCATTAAAACAGAAGAAGTAGGTGGATCAAACAGTAATCTAACTTTTAAATATACATAGGATTTGACCATGTTAATACTATAAGTAGTTGTAAATTGGTCCCATGTTTCAGTATTGTCTTCAATCATAAATCCTAGTTTAGGTCCTACTCCTAATTGATTCAGTATGTCAAATGCAGTATTAATGTGCATTATTATATCAACATCGAAATTGGTATAACTTTCTTGTATTCCTAATAATTTCTTTACACTTGTTAATATTGATTCCATAATTACCTCCTCCATGGACAGGTATCGTTCTTACTTCTTTCATTTGGCTCTTCGAACAGCAAACTCTCATCCCCATAATGTATCGCGTCATGAGTTCGCTTCAAAGTACAAATCATGTATTCAGGATTTAGCAAAAGGTCTGTTCTATTTACAAGATCATACTTAGTTATTGGATTCATATGGTGAATAATAACTCGAGATTGTATAGGTCTGTCCATAATACCTAAATCACAACTTTCATCTCTTAGAATAATTTCGTCTCGTAATCTTAACCACTCTTGCGATTTGTAGAATTGTTGATTCATCCATCTATCAAATCCAAAAGTGTCTTCCCCAACTCTTCCTCCGAGTTTTAAATATAAATAGCGCTCTTTGAATGAGCCGAAAGTCATGAGTTCTGAATACGTTCTAATCATAGTAGTCATCTTCATCATCCTCCGGCATTGTTTGGCCACTATAATTCTTCATTGCTTTAAGAGCATTAGAATATAACTCTTCCACTCTCTTAGCAGACTGCAAAGTCTCAGTCTTAGCGGTTATAAGTTCTTTCTGTTTCTCTAAAATTTCCTTTTCGATCTTTTCCTTTGTGGAACCTAACTTCAAGTAGTGAGTAATCACTTGTGAGCTAGCGGTTCCTTCAATTAATTGCTTCTCTGCTAAATCTACAGCCAAAGATATGAGTTGATTCTCTCTAGCTTCGGGAGTAGTTGCAGGTGCTCTTTTCTTTACATCTAGTTTTGTAGTAGATTTCGTACGCTTTGCCATAGCTCGTACCCCCTTTCGCTATAGTTTCCACATGATATTTAGAATGATTTACAGACTTTGTAGCGCCGAAAGGATCGTGACTGGGAAAC